CGTATTGCAGATATAGAAAACGATCTAAAGATGATGAAAAAGAAAAGAGACCACATATCAGGAGAGGTTATACCAACCATGATGTCTGAGATGGGTTTAGCAGAATTAAAACTTCACGATGGATCACATCTGAAAGTTTCAACGTCGTATCGTGCAACCATAACGGAAGCAAACAAAGAAGCGGCGTTTAACTGGCTTCGTAATAATGGACTAGGGGATATAATCAAAAATGAGATATCCGTATCCTTTGGTCGCAACGAAGATAACAAGGCGGCTGATTATGCCGAACTTGCGAAGAGTAATGGGTTTCAACCAACACAAAAGTTGAAGGTTAAGCCCATGACTCTGAAAGCGCTAGTCCGTGAGCGTATTGAGGCAGGTAAAGAAATGCCAACGGAAATCTTCGGGGTATTCTCGGAGAATAAAACAACAATAAAAAGGAACAAGTAACATGAACCAAGTAGCAACAAAAAAAGAAGGAGCATTAGCAACAAATTTATTTGAAGCTGATGCAAATCAAGGCGCTCAAAATATATCGCAAGAAGATCTTGCGTTACCATTCTTAAAAATTTTGGGTCAGCTATCTCCAGAGGTAAATAAAAGAGATGGTAAATATGTCGAGGGCGCAGAACCAGGCAAAATCATAAACACTGTAACTAATGCATTGTACGATTCGATCAATGTCGTGCCATGTCATTACAAAAGACAATACATTGAGTGGCAGGACAGAGGCACTAGCTCTGGTGCTCCTGTTGCGATACATGATGCAGATAGTGATATCATAAGCCAAACAACTAAAGGTAAAGATTATAAAGATAGATTACCAAATGGAAACTATCTTGATAATACCGCTAATCACTTTGTACTTGTTGTAGGTGACAACCCACAAACAGCTTTGATTTCTATGAAATCTACTCAATTAAAAGTTAGTAGAAAATGGAACTCAATGATGATGGGTATAAAAATGCAGGGTAAAAATGGATTATTTACTCCGCCCACATACAGCCACATTTATAACCTAAAAACCGTTCAGATGTCTAATGACAAAGGAACATGGTTTGGTTGGGATGTAAGTAAAGTTGGTCCTGTTGAACAAAAAGATTTGTATGACATGGCTAAAAACTTTGCAACGAGTGTAGGTAAGGGTGAGATCCAAGCTAAGCACGGCTCAGAAGAAAACGAATCTAAACAACCATACTAGAATCCTAGGTAGTGGGCGTCGAAGCTAGCGTAGAGACGCCCACTTTTATTATGTTAGAGAAGTTTAGAAAAATCTTTGATGGATTAGAGGAAAGATTTGGTTATCATCAAATAGATAATAGTATCGGTGATGGTAAAAAATCTGGTGTATCTTTTACCTCTTCTTACGCACACACAGAAGAAATGTGGAAATCACACCTTGAAGGTAAAAAATTTGAAGTCAAAACAAAAAATAAAACTATCCTTGCAGATAGTTTAGGTTTGTGTCCAATAAAAAGCGATAGCACTTGTAAATGGGGTGCAATAGATTTAGATGAATACAAGCCTGATGTAAAAGAATTATTTAAAAAAATCAAAAGTATAAATGTTCCGTTTATACCTTTCAAGTCTAAAAGTGGTGGAATTCATATATACATATTCTTGACAGAATGTGTACCGGCATTATTATTACGCGAAAAATTACACACAATAAAAAACATTTTTGGTGACTGTAAACCAGATAAAATATTTCCTGTTCAAAAATATTTAAATTTAGAAAAAGGATCTGCTGGTAGTTGGATTAATTTACCTTATTACAACGCTAAAAATACTCAACGCTACATGATAAAGGAGGATGGCAGTCCTGCCACTCTCGAAGAGTTCTTTGAATACTACGAAAGAAATAAAGTAACTCCCTCTCAACTTAAAAAATTAAAATCAAACATAGACGAAGGCGACTCAGGAGATTGGTTTCAAGATGGACCACCATGTATGCAAGCATTAGCTAAATTTGGTGTACCAAAAAGTCAGAGAAATGAAGTTTTATTAGACATGACTAAATACATAAAATCAAGATATCCAGATGAATGGAAAGATAAAACATTAGAGTATAACAAAAAATTTTTTGAACCTCTTGGTAGAGGCATGAGTTTTAGTGAAGTTAGTAATGTAATTGGGTCTAGAGAAAAGAGAGATTATAAATATAGATGTGATCAAGATTGGTTAAAAACTTATTGTAATAGAGAAGAGTGTGTAAAAAGAAAACTAGGTATAGGTGGTGGTGTTGATAATGAATTAGTTTTAGGACCTTTATCTTTTGTAACTTCAAGCCCAAAGATATGGTACCTAGGTTTTAATGGCGATGAAGTAAAATTATCTTCAAAAGAATTAGTGAAGCAAGATTTAGCAAGAGAAGCAGCAACTGAACAAAGTGGTAAGACTCCACCTAAAATAAAAAATTGGGACATGCAAATTAGAGCACTACAGCAAAAAGCTACACCAATAGATGCACCAGAGGAAAGTTTACCTGGTTTTAAATTAAAATCTTATCTCGAAGATTTTTGTTTTAATCTTAGAGTTACGAAAGATAGAAAACAAATTTTAATGGGTAGGCCATTTGCTGATGGCCAGGGAAAAAGAAGATTTATGTTTAATGGTTTTTTTAAACACTTGCAATTAGAAGAGTGGAAAGTTTCAAGTGATGATACACATCAAATGATACAAAGGTTAAAGGGTATTAGTCGAGAAAAATTTCATATTAAAGAGGGTGTAAAAAAATGGGTATACGTTGTAGACGAAAGTGTTTTTGATAGAGAACCAGAAGTAGAACAAGACCCATTAAATTTTAAAACAAACAGTGAGGAAACACATGAATACTAAAATTGATCGGTTTTATAGAAAAAGATATAAAATTTTAGGTGGCCCTGGCTGTGGTAAAACCACTGAAATATTAAAAATGTTAAAAAAATATTTTGAAGGTGGTTTGCATTTTGACCAAGCTTTAATGATTGGTTTTGCTAAAGCCACCGTAGAAAATTTAAAAGATCGTGCGCAAAATGACAAAACATTGTCTTTGTTTTTTACTGAGAAACAAGCAGAATCTATAAAAACTATTCATAAATTTTGTAAAGATCATTTACCTGGGTATGAAATTTTTAACGAAAGTGCAAAAGCAATGTTTAAAAAACAAATAAAAACTGACCCAGACAACTGGCCAAAGCTAGCAGATGCTGACTACGATGGTGGTGATCCAGTTGCAGCTGGTTGGAGTGAAGAACATGATTTAAAATTTGGTGCTATTATGAATCTTATTGGTTTATCAAAACATTCTTTGGGTTTTGAAAAAGCTGTAAAAGTAGGAGATAGATACAAAATAATTAAAAATCCTTTAGAAAGAATTTATCATTTCTATGATGAAGACCCAGATTATTTACGAGTAAGATTTAAAAGACCAGAGATAAGTTATGTTTATCACAACTTTAAAAACTTTAAAGATTATTATCGTATGATTGACTTTGACGATATGTTAGAAAAAGCTTTAGCTAAGAATATAGAATTTAAACCGTATAAGTTGGTGTTGGTAGATGAGTCTCAAGACTTATCTAAACTAGAATGGCAAATCATATCTAAGATTGCAAAAAACACAGAGGAACTTGTTTTAGTAGGAGATGATGATCAATCTATTTATGGTTGGAAAGGGTCTGATACAAGAATATTTCAAAAGTGGCCTTGTAAAGAAGAATGTAAAAGTTCTTTACCAAAAACTCATAGGCTGCCTCCGCCTGTTTACAATGTTGTTATGAAGATACAAAGTCACATTCAAAAAAGACTTGGCACAGAGTTTGAGTGTGACCCATCCAAGAAAGGTAGTTTTAGATTTATAGATACCTTAAAAGAATTAAATGGTAATATTAATTCTAAAACCGATATGATAATGTGTGCAAGAACAAATCATCTTGCACTTAATTTTAAAAGATACTTGATAGATAGAGGAATTATTTTTAAACAAAAAAGTTTTGGGTCTGACAAAGGCACAACTTTTAAAAGTTTGTTTGAGGAAGAAAAAAGAAAAATATTAATACAGGCTTGGGATACACTAAAAAATGGTGGTCAAATCAAAGCCTCAGTATACATTGACATGGTTAAAAAATCTTTACCAGGAATGATAGTTTATGGTAAAAAAGGAGCTTTAGAAAATGGTGATACACAACCACCTGAGTTACAAGATCCTGATCTTTATTTAAGTTTAGAGGATTTACAAAATAAATATTATTTTAAAGGCAGTAAAGATCTACAGTGGTACGAAGTATTAAAGTTTACCACTAATAGCACCCTATTTACAGATAATGAACATTTTAATTTATATTTAAGAGATTGTTGGGAACAAGATCCGAATCTGGAAAGCAATATAAAAGTAGCTGCTATTCATTCTGTTAAAGGTATGGAAGCAGATATAGTGGTATTGGACTCTAACTGGGGTCCTAATTCAATTAAATCATATAACAGTGGAGATAGAAGAAAGGAGGATGAGGAAACTAGAGTTGCATATGTTGGAACATCAAGGCCAAGAGAGCATTTGATAATTTACGAGCATGGTATGAAAATTAAAAATAGATTTCCTTTACTAACACATGAGTTCTTACAAGGATAAAAAAAACGTTTGGGATAAACAGCATGGTGGGAGTCACTATCAAAAGTATATTATTCAGCCGAGTAAGTTTGTGGTTGAGAACAAGTTGCTATACCCGGAAGGATGTGCTATTAAATATATAATAAGACATCAAGATAAAAATGGGAAAGAAGATTTGTTGAAAGCAATACATTTTATAGAGATGATTATAGAGAGGGATTACAAATGATTCAAAAAACTTTATTTGGTAAAGTTCAAAGTGAATGGGTTCAACCCGATCATTTTCCAGATTTATCTAAGTATGATGAGATATCAATTGACTTAGAAACAAAAGATCCAGACTTAAAAACTAAAGGATCATCTTCAACAAGAGGTGTAGGTGATGTAGTTGGTATAGCCATTGCAGTCAAAGATTGGGCAGGATACTATCCTATCGCTCATGAAGCAGGGCCTAACATGAATAGGAAACAAGTTCTTAATTGGTTTAGCGATGTATTAAAAACAGATTCTTTAAAAATATTTCATAACGCCATATACGATGTGCTCTGGATTCACAGACTAGGACTCACGGTCCACGGAACAGTTGTTGATACAATGGTAATAGCATCTCTAGTTGATGAGAATAGATTTAGATATGATCTTAATTCTGTTGCAACCGATTATGTAGGCATTGGTAAGAATGAAAATGCGTTACAAGAAGCTGCAAAAGAGTGGGGTGTTGATCCTAAATCTGAGATGTATAAATTACCTGCTATGTATGTTGGTGAGTATGCAGAACGAGATGCAGAAATTACTTTATCTCTTTGGCAAGAATTTAAAAAAGAAATAAACTCACAAGATTTACATGCAATCGTAGAACTAGAACAACAAGTATTTCCATGTTTATTAGAAATGAAATTAAAAGGAGTAAGGATAGACGAAGATCAATTAGCAAGAGTTGAAAGCACTTTACAAAAAAACTATGACAAGTACATGAAGAGAGTAAAAGAAGATTCAGGTTTATACCCAGAAATATGGGCTGCGGCTAGTATTGAAAAAGTTTGTCAGGTTAGAAACATCACTGATTTTGATAGAACACCAAAAACAGGAAAACCCTCGTTTACAAAAAATTATTTAAAAAACCATAAGG